TCTGTATAGCAATCATTAATAAAGGAAGCTTTACCGATTGTTCGGATGTAATCATGTGGATAATCATATTGAGGACAGTAACTTTTGTAAGTACTAGTCAAAGTGTAGTCGTACTTATACTCTGGCTGCACAATGCCATCTGATAAGGCAACTGGAGTACTGCCCGCTCTACCAGTTATCGTAGGCTCAATCTGTTGTCTGGTATTCGGTATCTCTGACTGGTCAATTGTAATCACAGTATCTTTGCGCCATACAGAATCTTCCGCTACAAATATAAGCTCTGTTTCATACCATTTAGCATCTGTCAGTACGTTAGTACTGGATGCTCCTGTAATATATCCAACCAGATAATAATCAAAAAGGTAAAGACGCCCTGGCTCAATTGCTAAGACGTCTTTTTCTGCTAGTTCATAAAGTTCATTTCTTAGTTCTATTCCTTCTGCTGCAGTATCTGTATGGATTGTAAGTGGCACTTTATACTCTTTTGGCTTGCGGCTGAATTTAGTCACTTTCGTGCCAGTAGTCGAGTAATTCCAGTCATAATCCATGAGCTCATTATCTTGCAGAAAAAGTTTAAATCCAGATGTCTCAAAAGAGTCACCTAAATGATTGACATACTTCAAATGTCCTGTACTAGCTGACACTCTTGACCATCCTTCCTATTTCACGCTTATCAAAGCTCATTGATAAGCCTTCAATCGCATCTGCAAAATCGCCCTGCAGATTACCGCCTGTTACATAGCGCACAAGCTGAGCAAGCAGCTGGGTGCTTTGATCATTTCCATTGTTAACAGCATTTTCAATGTCACGCATTAGCTGGGCATGTCCATACATGATTTCATCTCCGGCTTCGCCTGCTCCAAATAGAGTTGGCTGGCTGAAAACGTAAGGCTCATCCATAGCCTTTGCATACCAACTAATGCCAAGCGTAGGAATAGTTCCTTTCAGCAAATCGCCTATTTTCCATCCTGAAGGGCTAATAGAAAAGTGAGGCAAAGAAATTTTAGGCCAGCTAAAAGTGAAATTGAAGAAACCTTTAATTGCATCAATTACGTTTTTCACTTTTTGCTTCGCACCTTCCATCGCATCCGAAATTGTAGACTTAACCGTACTCCATACACTAGAAACTGTGCCAGTAATACTATTCCAAGCACCGCTCATAGTATCTCTGATGCCGCCAACTACATTGCTTACAATAGACTTAGCATTGTTAATTGCATTACTAATTGTTGATGTAATTCCATTCCAAATCGAAGATACTGTTTCTTTCACATTATTAAAAACAGAGCTTACAGTGTCTTTAATTTTATTGATGACGCTAGTAATTGTAGAGGTAATACTGTTCCAGATTGATGTGATTTTATCTTTTACAGCAGTAAAAATCGTTACAATTGTCGATTTTATACTGTTAAAAACGGATGTAATTTTATTCCAGATATTCGTAACGGTCGTTGAGACAAATGTTTTGATAGTGGTCCAAATATTAGAAATATTTTTGCCTAAATTAGACATGAAATTTCCAACGTTCGTACATGCAGTATTCCATGCGCTGCAGATATTATTCCACAGTGCAATTACGCCTTCTCTGAACCAGTCACATTTATTCCAGAGCGTTACAACGATTGCTATTACAGCAGTAATCGCTACGACTGCTAATCCAATTGGTCCTAAAAGGCTGGCAATAGACCCGATCAGCGAGCCAATTGAGCCAATAAAGCCAGTAAAGCCTGAGACAACACCGCTGACTGCAGTTTTTAGTGTTCCAAGTAAGCCGCCATTGTTTGCAATAGCAGTTCCAAGCGAAGCAAGCGGGCCACCTGCATCAGATGCAACCAAACCAAAAGCCTCAGTGACACTAGTTCCGCTTTTTACCAATCCAGTAAAATTGCTGATATTTGTGGAAACACCACTAATAGTCGTTCCAATTGCGCCTAAAGAAGAGCTAAGAGAACTGATGCCTTCTATAGATTTCCATGCTGCAAAAGCACCAGCAACTGCCTTAATCTGTGTTGGAAGTTCATTGAAAGCTTCACTAACAGATGGTAAAGCTTGCTTGATTCCTTCGATTAACTGGCTAACGATTTCTTTTCCGGCTTCCCAGATATCTGCAGCATTTTCTGATATAGATTCACCAACAGAGCTTATAATTTCGGGCCCTTCTTCGACTATGTCAGGAAGTGCCTGTGATATCCCTTCAATCAGCTCAGATATGATATCTGCGCCACCTTCTAACAAGGATATAGCAGCTTCTGTCAGGCCATCTAAAAAATTAGTAATAAGCTCAGGTGCTTGAGCTGCAAGAGTTGGCATTGCCTGCATAATGCCTTTAACAATGCTTTCGACTGCAGATATACCTGCTTCTAAAAGAGCTGGTCCGTTTTCTGCAATAATCGAGCCAATCTGGCTAATAAAATCAAGTATCGCTTGCAAGCCTTGAGGTATGCCTTGCTCAGCACCATCTGCAATTGCCTGCAGCATTTCAGTTCCATGCTGCATTAGCGTAGGTAAAGCAGTAGTGATTAATGTGCTTACCGTCTCTGGAATAGCAGAGATAAAACGCTCTAATAATGGAAGACAGTTACCAAAAAGAAAAGTACTGGTTGATTCTGCCAGCGCTTGTAATGCTGGCTTAAAATCAAAATCGCTTGAGCCCATGAAGCCTAGTAAATTTTGAGCAGCTGCTTTCATCATGCCGAATGAACCGCTGAAAGTCGTAGCAGCTTCTTCTGCTGTTGTACCTGTTACACCAAGTGATTGCTGAATTACATGGATCGCATTGTAAACATCAGCCAAGTTATCAATATCGTATTTAACACCACTGATTTTTTGAGCATCTGTAAGCAATCGCTCCATCTCAGATTTTGTACCTTGATAACCCAATTTGAGGTTGTCCAGCATGGTGTAATTTTGCTTTGCGAAGCCACTATAGGCATCTTGGATTGATTGTAAGTCTGTGCCGAATTTATTGGCGTTATCTGACATATCGCCAATCGCCGTATTAGCGACTTTTGCAGCTTGGCTCGCATTTTGCTTACATGCCTGCATTAAGGATGCTCCAAAGGTTGTAGCCTGCTCCATATACGTATTAGCACTGATACCGGCCGTTTTGTAAGCATCTTTAGCATAGCTAACCACTGTATCTGCAGCTTTTTTGTAAAGCGTTTGCACGCCACCGAGTGACTGCTCAAGATCTGCACTTTCAGAAATGCCTTCTTTAAAAATTTTACCAATGGTTGCACCAATGCCAGCTGCGACCAAAGCACTTTTAATTTTAGATGCAATGCTGGTACCAGCACTTTCACCTGCGCTCTCTGCTTCGCCACTAAAAAGGTTTGTCAAAGAGCCTTTTATACCCTCAGTCGAAGGTACAATCTGGACATACGCCTTGGCAAGATCTGCCATAATGTGTACCTCCTATACAAAAAAAGATTTCCGCTTTTCTTCAAACTCCTCAATGGTATACAGCTTTTTCTTTGTTTTTTCTTGGCTGCTTGTAAGCTCTGAAACCATAGATTTCGGAGCATTTCCTTTTTTACCAGCCATTGCCCAGACGTACATGTCAAAAGCATCCAGTATAGCAGCTAAAAGTACTTCTGACATTGAAAATCTGCATCCAGATGGAGCTCTCATCACACGGCTGTTTGGACCTAGCCCACTCGCAAAAAGAGCGATTCGCCGCAATGGATACTGACGCATATCATATATGTGATATGTTTCTGCCAGATCGCACTCTAACGAATCGCAACAATTTCTAACGTAATGTGCTAGGTTCAGGAGTTTTTTAAATCTGTATTACTGCTAAAAATGGCAGTGATTTCTTCTGTCATTGCAGTAACCGTAACTTTGCCATTTTTAGTGCGTACATGCTCTTTCAACTGGGAAAGCCCATCATCACCTAAAAGCAGCTTAGCTGCCTTTACAATCTTGATAGGATCTCCTTCCTCGATATCTGAAATGGTCTCAATCAAATCCCAGTCATCAAGCTGACTTTCTTCAATAGAGAAATCATATCCGCTTGGCGTTGTACCTGTAATCATGTCCGATAATGCCTCCAATCATTAAGATTTAGATGTGATGTACTCGTAATGAGTATTGCCACTCTCGTCAGGTGTAGCTGAAACAGTCACACCGTAAGTAATTGGCTCATCTGCTTTATAGCTGATGTCATCACGTGTAGTAATCGTTGCACTTGGAACCGTGATACGCTTAAGCACTTTAGCGCTCAGCAGCATATCAATAACCATTGCATGAGCTACTGGGCTAGATGAATTGGACTTAATTGTGATACCAGTTTCAAGTGTGCCAGTAACGTTGTCATCACCGTATACGAACTTAAGCACATCAGGGTTTAGGGCTTCCATCAGCGCAAACTGATAAGTATCGGTTTTCCCTGTCTGAGAAGTCAACACGGTATCTCCACCCCACGCTTTTGTTTCGCTGGTATCAATGCTTTCAGATCCAGTGATACCATCTTCAGTGAGGTACCCTAAGCTTACATAGGCTTTATCTAAGTCTGATGTAGCATCTGTTGGAAGAGCAGTGCCAAGTGGAGCTACGTAAACAGCTCCATTGGTCGCTGGTTTTGCTTGAGTAACATTGCTAGCAGTATTTGCCATAAGTTTTCTCCTTTAGCTAAAAAAAACCAAGTCATATACGCATTGATAGCGATACTCCTTGGTTGCTGTGTCTGAGTCATTGTAATCACTGTCTAATGTGACTTTACTGACTTCAGGCTTTTCTATAATTTCATCCATGAGGCTCTTCACTTCTTCGTTAAGCAGCGCTGCCTTATACATAGATTCTGCGTATGACTGCAGTGCAAAACTGACACGATAGATTCGATCTGTTCTTCCTGACCCTACTCTTTCAAGTATGACGTAGCTTTCAGGATCGTCTTCAGTATGCTCCATCTTTACTGGAACGCTCAGCTTTTGCTGCAGATGATCTAAAACTACAAGTTCCGGCAATTTCATGCATTGCCTCCCTTGATAGCCTTGACCAAATAATTATGCTTGCGATTAGAGTAGTACGTTTTTTCATCAGCACACTTAATGCTGGCTACTGCACGTGTTTTACGCACATTTACCTCAACGTCATAGCTGCCTGGAAAGCCGGAAATAGCTAGATTTGCTGTACTTTTCAGTACATCTTGTACTGACTCTGACTGCAAATATTCTTTAATTCCGTCATGGTTCAGCTCAATTTTTTTTAATTTACTCATAAAGCTCCACCATCACTTTCTTGTGCCAGGCAGTAGGCACATTTGCTTCAATGCCCTGGATTGTAAATCCATAAGAACGCCATGTTTTGCCAAAAAAATCTATCTTAGCATTTTGCCAGTCGTGCTCATCACCTTTCGGTATAGCCAGCGTATATACCGCTTGTTTACCGACAAGATTTGTACTTGTAATCACGTCATCTGTTGATGATGGCGATACAAGCACATTGTCAACGTCTACAATATCATCAGCATAAAGGGGAGCGCCAAAAGCGTCTTCCCCCGTTTTCGTTTTAACATGCAGCTGCACTGTGATTCCTTTAATCGCCATAAAAGTCAATCACCCCGTATCGCTGCGAACGCAACCCAAGTCTTGCCAACTCAGATTTTTTTATAAACAGACCTCCACCTGGAACAAGATATGTACCAGAAACGGAGTAACCTAATGCAGACTCGCTAAATTGAGAGACAGGCTCCGAGTCTGTAGATGTCATCAGCGTCCTGCCTACAACATCAACTACGACACTCTTGTATACATTTACAAGAAGAGTGCCGTTAGTGATCATTGCCTCAATATCTTTTCCAACCTTCTTGGCTTCTTGCTGGATACTGTCTTCTACAATAGGTATCAATGCATTTGCCTTTTCAATTTCATCAGATTTTAAAGGTCGGAAAAGCGTGATGACATCATCAATAGTCACTACCTGCTCCATAGCAAATCCCTATTAAGCGGCTTTAACAACACGTGCAAAGCTATCTGGATCAACAATGCCCCAGCCAATGTATGCTTCTGCACGCAGGACAATTTCGTTAGTACGTTTCAGATCACCCTGGCCATCTGGATCACCATATTCAATGATTTCGATTGGCACATTTTCTGTGTATCCCCAACGGAACGCATTTTCGAAATCGCCAACGATTGCCATATCATCAGATCCGCCAAAAGCAACAGTGTTATTAACATCTGCTTTCATGCCTCCAAAGCTTCCAGGATTACCACCAAAACGGTACTCTGGATACAATGCTACTTTGTTATTAGCAGTTCCCTGCTTAATATTTCCAAGCGCTGTAGCAAAAGCTGGAGTCATAGCAATACCATTTGCTACGCCATCTTTGTCCTGGATATCTCCAACGGCCTCCTGGATATTATCATCTGCATTAGCGGCATCATAAGTAACTGTTGCTGTTACTCCTTTATCGAAGCAGTTATCTCCAATCGTGGCAGAAGTTTCTTTATCAGCAGGATTTACACCGTGCAATGCTGAAATATCTAAAGCTCGTGCGATTTTCTTGGCAAAGCCATCTGAGAACTGTGCCAGATATGGAACTTGTGCTTCTTCAGCAAGATTGACAAATTCGTCTGTCAGACGGTGCTGATATACGAATTTAATTGGTTTAATAGTAACTTTTTTCCAATCTGCCTCACCAGCAGGTTTGTTTCCGCCTTCGCCTACAATAGAGGCTTCGCCATCCATTGAAAAAATCATAATGTCATTGCCGGCAAATGGGATTGGTGTCTGATTTGCCAGCATGGCTAATGTAGAGTGACCTTTAACTTTGTTAAAAATCTCTGTTACAAGCTGGCTATTAAAAAGGCCAGTGTTTGTAGTTTTTGTTGCCATAACTATTCTCCTTTAAGCTGTTTGGCTAGATTTAGCAGACTTTCAGTAGACTTATCCGGCAAGGGCTCATGTGTGTCCATTGATGGATAAGGCTGCTTGAACAGCTTGGCTAAAGATTCAGCATCTTTTCTCCAGGCATCCTCATCTGCACCATTTAAACGAGCAGCCATCTGCTCAGGAAGCTTATATTCTGCAGCAATTTTCCGTTTTGCCGAGTCGGTCTCGTACTGTGCAAATTTCGCTTTATAATCGCCCAATTCCTTGTTGGAAGTGGCAATTGAGTCGCTTAACTCTTTGATTTTTGCTTCATACTCGCCCACCTTCGTGTCATAGTTTGAAGCTTTCGTTTTCAGATCATCATAATCTGCGTATTCCTTACGCACGCTTTCCTTTGCTCTTTCGAGCCGGCTTTTAACCATTTCATCAAAAGCCTCCTGAGTTTCGATTGGTTTAAAATCGCTCATTTAAAAATCTCCTTACACCCACTTAACCCTGTGGTCAGGTAAATGCCAGGCTTGGAGAGCCTAGCAAATTATCTTTTGTCTCTTTCCTTCTTTTGCGTTAAAGCATGACCAGTAAGCCAGGATAGCTGAGTCCATTAGCGAGATATCAATATCCTCACGCTGGCTCTTGTATCCAAAACCGCCGTTAGATCCTATGGCTCGCTTATCACAGTTCGATACGGCTTGCGATAAGCTTAGCTGATCCATGTGTACGATAGTCTGCGCATAAACGCCTTGCTCAAAAACACTGTTAGCATTGATGATTTCTTTCACAGTGGGCATGACTGGAGCTTTTAACCCAGCTGCCCGCATATCATCTTTTAGTCTGCCTTGGCCGCTTGCCCCATCAACGACTACTTTTGCGATATCTGCAGATGCCAAAAAAGCCAGAATCCAGCTGTTGCCGGCTCTGACTTCTCTGCAATCTATTGATTCGATAAAAACTTTGTTATCCTGCGTTTTTAGGGCTATTGACATAGACACATTCTGATTGTCTATACCATACTTGATGCCAACGTGCATCTTTCCCTTCAGCTTTGGTACTGCATCTGCAGCCAGATCATGCCATTCCTTTTCGGATATGGAATCCAAAGCCCCAAGCGCTGGATATTAAAGTCGATATCATCTGTACCAATTTCGTCATTGACACTACGCTCAGTCATGACAGTTCCAAGACTGGGATTTGTCTCATACCAGAGCTTTTTATCATGCGGATCAGACTGTGTTGGCACACTCCATTCTTCCCATGCGCAATTTTCAAGCGCACCTTCCAGACATTTTTTTCGATACTTCACAAAAACAGTACCGCTAGATACTGCTGTAGGTGGTGTTCCGCAAAAAATTGTCTGTGGATTTTTAGAGTCTGTAACCACGTACTTTAAGGCACTTTCCTGATCATCCGTATACTCTTGAGCTTCGTCTATGACCAATAAATCGAAGCCTTCACCAAGCCCTCCTTTTGAGGACCTAGTGCGAAAATCGACTCTTCCTCCGTCAATCTGGACAAATTCTCTGCCAGAAGCTCGTACCGATTTATAATCGACACCCATTTTGTCCAGAGCGTTGCAAAGTCTTTCCCAAGCTGAATGGCTCGTTGTGGTTCTGTGTGCTGTATGCAGCACTTTCTCAGAGTTTTGCAATGCATAAAGCTCTCGCATAACTACCACTTCGTTTTTACCATTACGTCTAGGTATGGAGTATCCGAATTTTGTATGAGTCCAAAGCCCGTCTTGATTGTATGCCAACAGATCTCTCAGCATTTTTTTCTGCCACGTCTGGCAGTGATTGCCAGTCTTTTCATACAGATCAGCAGCTTTCTTGCCAAAACTTTTTTTGTAAGGCAAAACAAAAGAAACAGTGGGAGTCTGGCGTCCTTTTTTAGCAGCCATTGTCCCTCCTCAGCAGTTTTACGTCATACTGAGGACGTAAAAAAAGACGCCTTAAGCGCCTTTTAGCCATGTTTTAGTCCAGACATCCTGCCTTTTGCCATCACCTGGATTGTACTCAGTCGTACAACGGCAATTTTCATGACGTCTATAAACGTTCCGGTCCATCTGAGGACTGTATTCATAGGTGCCAGCTACAGAGCGACACCAGTCACAGCATCTGCCTGTAGCTTTACGAACGATTGTAGGATGCAGCCCTGCATCCTTATGCAGCTTCATGTTTTCTTCCATGACATCATCTACCACGCTTTGACAAAAATTGACAATCGGACTTTCCAAAATCCAACTGACATCATCAAATGTTTCTGTACTGGCCAGCCGGTTTACAATGCCATCAATTCTGTCCTGGTTTAGAGTTGCACCCTGCACTTTTAATCCAATCTTGGCAGATTCATTTAAAGCACTTTGGACTGCTTTTGCTACATCTTCAATGCTGGCAAAAGAATCCTCAAGCGTTGGCTGCAGAATCCGTTGCGCTATGTTGTACCACATCTTGCCATCAGGCAAAATGTCAGATGA